GTTTATAAGCCAAAGGTGTGCCCTCGGCCCACTTGCTAATTGTATTAAAATCAATTTCATCCCCGACCACCAATACAGAATCAAACTTCTCCTTACGTGCCAACTTGATTACATTCTTTACAGCTGCTTCGTGATGAAATGGTATTTGCAGATCACTTATTACTAAGTATCGCTTAATCTTCATCCTCTTCTGGAGTAGGAATAGAAGGGATAATTCCGTTGTCGCCTACTACCCAATCGGGCATAGACGATGGACTATCCATTAACGCCAAGGCAATAGGCTCACTAAATCCAGCCTTACGTGCAGCCTTAAACATCTCATGCTTGGCAATATAAAACACTTCTAGCTTAGATAAAGGATCGGGTGATTTACGTACTACACGCCGATTTATCTTCTTTCGTTTACGTGTGTTAGCCATATTAAAATTATGACTTACTAATTAAGATAAAGAGATCATCGACACGCTTTTCTAATCGTGTTAGTTGATCTTTCATACTAGAGCCACCATTAGGACGTAACTCATTAAGCCAGCCTCTAACTATAAAACGTAATCCGACTAGCACGCCTGACAGCACTGCGATAACGCCAGCCCCAAAGCCAGCCCATTCGCCCGGTGTCATGCTTCATCTGCACCGATGCCATAAGCACTATCGGATTTATCTAGAGCCCTAGCTGCTGGACCGGCTAAAGCTGCAACAATCACAGAGATAGCAGGATCTAAACCTAATTCATTACTTGCTAAGAATGTTAAGAAGGATACTAATACCCCACGTGCGTAGGATTTTAGTATTGCTTTTTGCTTCTTACTGATTTTCATATCTTGCCCCCTAGTAGTGGTATATCGAACGGCCTGCCATTTTTGTCGCCAGCCTTTGTAAAGCTGACGTGTACATGTTTTGTATGTTTATTAAATCCTGAATACTTACGCCATTTAAAGTTAAGTATTCTGCTAGCGATCATGCCATTATGGATTACGTAAGATATGCGCTTATCGGTTTTCGCACAGATTCTGATCTGGTCAGCCAGATATACCGAGAGCCCTTCGGATGTATCCAGGCGAGAATCAATATCAATGGCTCGCACGCATCCGGTCTGGTCTGGATTATGATCCGATTTTCTGGCAGCATGACGAGCATCACCAACCCACCCATCACTGGTAGTGCGCCTATCTGGATACCAGGTAGTAACGGCATCTCTAAGCTCTACTCCTGCTGCACATAACCAAGGCTTCATTATGAAAGAAGTAAAGCAGCTTCCTCAGTTGTAATGCCAAGTTTTGCTAATAAATCAGCCTTAGCCTTTGCCTTTGCTTCGGCTTCGGCTTTAGCAATTGCTTGCGCTGCTTGATTTGATTGATATTGAGCAAACTCAACATCGTTCATTTCTCGGTCAATGACCTCATTAGTTTCTTGATTATGTATTCTTATTATTGGTTTTGTCATATTAGTTTACTCCGTAAATTAGGACTGATCCACCATTAAAAGTATCAACGCCATCACCAGTAAATGTTAAAGATGTTAATGCGCTATTAGATTGCCAAAAACCACTAGCCATTACAAACCGATCAGTATTGTAACCTAATCGTATATCAAAAGTTTTATGAGCAGAAGTAACAGCATAATCATAAATATTCATAGAAAATGCACTTGTTGTATTATTACCTTGACCTGTAGCACCATCATTTAAGGCGATACTTGTTTGGCTTCTTGAATAAGTTACTGCATTATTTGTTCTAATCCAAGTGCTATTTGTTATGTTTGATGAAATATTTAATGTGCTACCACTTGTAAAACTTAAATTTCTGACAATTACCTGCAGATTTTTATATGAACCGCTAATGCTAGAGATCGTTGTGGCTGTGCCTGATAAAGATGTTGTTGACAATAAAGTCATGCCACCGCTTGCTGCAGCCGCACCGGCACCTTTAACAAAAATAGCAGCAGATGTGCTAGTAAAATCTAAATATCCGCTTTCGTATTGTGCTAATGCTAAAGAAGCAGATGTATTAACTGTTGCCGTACCAGCTGTAATTGTGCAAACTCCAGCACCTAAATTAGTTATGTAAACCGTATCGCCTGCCGCAAATAATGCAGTATTAACTGTAATGGTTGTAGCACTTGCATTACTCATAGATATAGCAGAACCAGCATCAGCAGCGACTAATGTATAACTTGCAGTCTTAGCAGATGCAGCTCCACCAGCCATGGCGGTTTGTTGTAATGAAGTCATCTGAGCAGCTGTTAGTACCTGCCCAGTCGTGAAAGTTTGTTTAGCCATTTTTCTCCTTAGTAACTGAGCACATTATAGTCTAACGTGCCGTATATATTGTTGTTCAAAATTAGGGCGTCAATTATGGGCTCTAATGTTGTAAAGACTGTTCTCCAACTATTCGGGGTGATATTAAAACCCACTCCGAAAATCTGTAAGGTCTTATTTAAGGTAGATCCGCCTGGCTGAGTAGTAATAACTGTGATTGGATCAAAGAAGTCTAGGGTTAGGGCTGCAATTATGCCTGTGTTGTAATCTGGTGTGTATAGGTCTAGTTCAACTGCATCACATCGGATGCTGGTCTCAGCCCTAGAAGCCACATAAGCCTGGGCATAGTCCAAGGCCACAACATCAGTCTGCATCAATAGGTTATTTAAGAAGTAAGAATGGACAAAGTATTTAGTGATAGAAGCTGCATTGGTTGCTACCTGAGCAGTGCCGCCAGTCCTAGTAACAGTGGCTGAATTGAATACCAGGGTATCGTCTAACTTCCATATTGCATTGGCATATTGAATGCCTGTCCCATCATCTGCAAAGATTGTTGGTGTGCCACCTATTGATGATGCAGTTACTGATCTGTCTTGGAAAACAAATGCTCCTGCTGCATCAACATAAATTGCTCCATACTCGCTATTGGCTACAGTTTGTAATGCAGCTAAAGAAGTTCTATTAGTGCCAGGATCTGCCTGCATTGTAGTTAAGCCTGCATCTACATCACGCATTGATGATGGCCATGAGATCTGATCTAATATTTGGTTAATTCTTGTGCCTGACAGATCACCAGCTGTAGCACCAGTAACTGTAGAGATTTGGGCATTCTGAGCCAGCCTGTAGGCATCTACGGCTTGTATGGTGGTGTAGGCAACCTCTGTTGCATCTTTGGGCTGTGTATTTAAATATGATGTAATAAAGCCTGAGAATATTGGATATGTTACTCCTGAGTAGGTTGCAGTTATTTGCACTTTTTTCATAGGCGTTAATAATTCATAGTAAGGGCTGGCTGGATTTTGTGGATTAAAGTCGCCATTCTGATCTACTATGCGTAAGGTTAATTGACCAGTCTGAAATTCATCTGCTACCGCGTTACGGCCTCTGTTAGTTTGAATTAAATTAACTAGGTCAGATACATCCACAATTACAACTGTGGCATCTCCTAATACATTTACATCTAAATTGCCAGAATTAAGTATTAGAGTTTGTGCAAAACTAGGCCCGGTGCTGAAGTTAATTACCGCATTGATTACTGGTATTGCCATTATAAGAATCCGGCAGGTGTGGTTGGTAATCCGTTCTTATTGTTAATTATTAAGGATTCTGCTACAGCTCTAGTTAAAGCATCTGTTATGTTTGAAGTGTTTGTAAATCCTAAAGATATGCTCAGATCTATGGCTTCTTTACTTGTGCCTAACATGCCTTGGTTAATTGCAACACTAGCGATGCCACCGGCATTACTTATAGAAGAGCCAACGCTGGCTGGACTGCTAGCAATTATTGATCCACCTGACCCTACTTGTGAAGGACTTATGCCAAAAGAAAGTATTAGATTCTGAGTAGCCTTTGCTAAACTATTAAATGCTTCTGTTGCAACATAGGTACTATTTTCTAATTTTTTTACAGATTCTGATAAGGCTAAATAATCATCTACCATAGAAGTATTGCCATCTAATATTGCTAACTTCTCTGCTAGGCGTAGTCTTGTTTCTTCATCAGTAGCCTGGTTAAGAGCAGCCATTAAACCAATACGCTCTATGTCGTACTTATCTCTTAGTTTCTTTAATTCTACTTCTTTGGCTAATTGAGCATTTAATTGCTTACGTATCTTTAATTCTTGTAAACGTGCAATCTCTGTAGCTGCGCCTGATCCAAGGCTATAGGTAAAGTTAGATGTAGGGGCATTGGCTGCTTCACTGGCATTCTTACCGGCATTATAGTATGCACTGATAACTGGTAGGTTTCTAAGAAGTACGTCTAATAGACCACCGCTACCTATTTTAATATTACCTAATTTATTGATCTCAACAATAAGCCTTGCAACTCCACCTACTAAATAGGATATGGCTGTAGCAGTGCTGTTTAATTCTGTTGCAAACTTATCTAATGATTTATCCTTGCCTAAGGTTGTCAAAGCATCTACTAAACCTTTGCCAATAATCTCAGTGGCATCAGCTGTAACTACCTTTAATTTGTCCATCTTGCCTGCATAGGTATCAAGTCTTGCAGCAGCTTGGCCCGAATAAGCCCTACCAATTTCTTCTAGAGCAACTGACATGTTGCCTGCTGCTAATGCCGACTTAGATAACGTAACGCCTAAACTCTTTAGGGATTTAGTTTGTCCTCTATAGCCAGCAGCTAAAGCACTGCTCACTTCTTCTAGGCTCATGCCTGTTGCCGCACTTGTGTCTAAAGCAACTTGTAATGCTTTTTGGCTTTGAATCAATGAACCATTGGCAGTCAATAAAGTCTGGAATGCTGGTCTTAAATGATCATCTAATACGCCAGTCATTTTCTGAAGGTTGGCTATGTAGTATTCAACGTCTGGTGCTGAGAATTGATAGCCAGTATTCTTTAATTGAATCTCTAATGATTTAGCAGCCTTCTCGTCAGCAGCGAAAGCGGCTACAGCCTTCTTTCCAAAATTAACTAATGCAGCAGCACCAAGGGTAACGCCTAAAGTCTTACCTAAACTTTTAAGGCTCTTCTCAAATGTAACTACATCTTTTTTGCCTTTAGCAAGTCCCTTGCCGTTGTACTCAGATAGAATCGAGAAAATTAAATTAGCCATTTACTGCCTTTCTAATCTCGGTGCGCTTAACAAACTTAGCAGCTGTATTGTCTAATGCTTTTAATATATGAGACATGGCTTTGCCTTGCTCTTCGGCAGCCGCTCTGTATATTAATCTTCCTTTTTGCTTGTAACCTTTATTGTTACCAACCATGCCTTGTGGTCTAGCATTAACTAATGGACCAGCAGCTGCAATAAACTGTGCGCCTGCTCTGGGATTATTAGAATGGGATATGTTCTTATCTGTCTCGCTGACATCTCTGCCAATCCAAGGTGCGCCACCTGGACCTGATTTACGGCCAGCAGTCTCATAGATAGCACCAGGTGCGCTTATGTTAGATACGTAGTTAGATGCAGCCCAGCCTTTTTGATTACGCTTATTTCTACCGGCACTGTATTTAATACCCTGGACTACTTGCTCATGGTTATATTTAGGAAAAGTACGATACTTCATAGGACCGACAATTCCAGCAGCTTTAGTCCAGCCTGATAACACATTAGAATCTGCCGGAGCATAGCCCCTAGCCTTGTCTCTAATAGGTATCATGGCTGCTCTAACTTCAGCTTGCACGTCTTTTAATAGATCTTTATCTACTTCGCCAAGGGCTTTCTTCATCTCTTTAATGCCTGTTACGTTTACTGGCATTTTTGATCTCCTTAGCTCGATCAGATAATACTTGGACTACTGCCCTAAACATTTCTGGATCTAAATCTATAAAATACTGCGGCGCAATCCCTGTCTCTACGCTAAGACTTGCAATAGCGTAGATCATGGAATCACGCTGAACTATTTTTTTTCGTCTTCTAATACCTCGACAGTGTCTAGAGAATCGATAAACTCTGTGCCAAAGACAGGCACTGTAATATTAGCTCTACGTAAGCACTCCCAAGCAAGCCAAAATATATGGGTTTGTTGCTCATGCTCACGTAGCATTTTGCTAATACCATTTTTCCACATTAACTCGAAAGCGTACTCGACACCCGGAGTAATCTTATGTTCAGATACTTCTCCGTTAGCCCTTGTTATCTTTAGCTTTGCCATTATTTCTCCTTAGG